AGAAAACAAGATAACCGCCGGTGCTGTAGACCTCTCACAAGCTGGTGCCACCCAAGCAACAGCTAACAAATTTCTTGAGATGCTGGATCAACTGCTGTGGTCGGTGGACTCGAAAGACGGTACAGGCGTGACGCTCTACATGAATGAAGTCATGCAGCGGCGTATGGCCTTTGTGGTCAGGCTCATGGGAACAAGCGGCGGTTTCGAGACGACACAAGACCAGTTTGATCGAACCATTCAAAAGTACAAAGGCGCGGTTATCAGAGACCCAGGCTATAAAGCAGACCAGACGACCCGTATCATCACCAACACGGAAAATACCGATGGTACCGCTGGTAGCTCTGTCCAGACCTCCATTTACGCCGTCAACTATGGCACTGACCACTTTTACGGTTGGCAGTTTGAGGAGATGAACGTGCAGGATTTGGGGCTATTGAATAACGGCGTAATTTATCGAACATTTATCGACTGGGCAATCGGATTAATGAATGCCAGTACGCGTAGTATTGGTAGACTGTACGATATTAAGGTTAGCTAAGTGGAAAACGAGCTTTAAATCCTTTATGGTTGCTCTGTTTCCCTTTAGCAACTCTCATAAGAGCGGACTGATTGAGATTATGTTCTCTGCAAAACCTTTTGACACCATGCACAATATGTTCAGTATCGTCAGGAGCAATGACGATAAGTGTTCTCATCTGACTTGCGTACTTTTCGGGGTCTTTGGGACGCCCTTTCTGCGTGGTGCTCATCTTAGTGCGGGTTTCAGCGCTAGGAGTATACCCAAGTTTTGCGATACGTCTTCTCTCTTTGGTTTCTTCACTCTGCTTGTAGCCAAGATGAGAGATGCGCGAACGTTCACAGCTTTCAGGACTTCTCTTTGTGCCAAGCCTTATGAGACGTACCTTCTCTCTGGTTGCCGCGCTATGAGTCAATCCCAAGTAAGAGGCTTGAGCATTGAGAGCGATGTTAAAACCCTTGTTGTCAAATGGCTTGAGCTTATCAAGCCAGTACTGCTCTCGCTCAAGAAGGAATGGGGGAAGGATAAACTCAATTATCTCAAAAAGGAAGGCATCTTCACCGTACTTGTTGAAAGCTCGCTGCAACTTAGCGTTTTGATGTTTATTGTTTCTAAGTTCAGTGAAATGGCGTCTTTTGCGTCTAAGCAGATTGACTGCACTACCGATATACATGCGACCTGTTACAACGTGAACAATGCGATATATGCCACTGGTAGCGGGGATAGAATGAGCATCCATGCTCCTAAACCACCTTTTCGTTTAGTCACCTTATGTTCTGCGGTTGCCAGGATGGTAAGGTGTTCCATCTTTTCACAGTGGTTCATGAGGCCACTATTAGGCAACGATCTATTATAACATTCTTTCTAAGGTGCCGAAAAGCGGAACCATTAGAGAAAGGATACACCATGACTTTTGACGAATACAAAACCTTGCAAGCACAAGTTGATGCTGTTGCCGCGCAAGATGTCCACCTGGGCCGCTTCCTTGATGCCTTGCTGCTCCATGTGGCTCATGGCGCTGGACTCGACCCAGAGCAAGAGCAAGCCAAGCTAGATAAGCAGGCAGAAGCACAAGCCACGCAAGAGGAAGAGGCTGCTGCTCCTGCTGCTGAGCCGGTTCAGATCACTACAGAGGAAGGGGTATAACTATGCCTACGGATGCGTTAATCGCTTTGCAAGCTAGTCAGACCGTGACGGCTTCCTATACCACTGCTGCAACGGCTCTTGTGCTTCCTGGCGGGACACCTCGTCGGGGCCTAAAGGCACGAATTTTATACAGCGCGGCAACACAGGCCAGTGGATCAGGCGTTTTCACCTTTGGAATTGCCGTTAGCTATGATGCTGGCTCAACCTGGAATGTTGACTTTGTTGGTGATCCAGCCATCACCCTGAGCACTACTGCACAAGCAGGCGAACTGTTTATACCTTTTGAAATTAGCCCCACGTCGGTAGCTAATGGAACGAGGATCAAACTGTATGCTACGCTCAGTGGTTCACCGACAACCCCAACTATAACTTATCAGGGAGACATAACTCTGAATCGCCCGTAACTAATCAACATTTGCTCAGGAAGGCTCGCTTTCCTGAGCATGGAGCACAGAGGTAGGTATATGCCTGTCAGAGCGACAATGGCTAATTTGATATTAAGGGTCAGATTATTAATAAACGACCCGGCAAGTGTCAATCAGCAGTGGAGTGATAGTGTCATCCAGGATGTCATGGATGAGTCACGTATGGATGTGGTGAACGGCTCGATGATCCCGAAACCCGTCTATTCAGGTTCAGGACTCTTGTTCTTGGACTACTTCACTGAGTTAGGCGGTTGGGAAGACGGTGCGGTCATCAAACAAAACTTGTCCATACCCGTTACGCCGTCATTGATCGAGCCAATTGCAGGCCATTTCCAGTTCGCTACAACGACGCTGCCCCCTCTGTACATTACGGGATCTGTCCACGATGTCTACCATGCTGCTGCTGATTTACTTGAGCGGTGGGCCGCTAGCTTCGTGATGAGCTATTCATTCTCTAGTGACGGTCAATCATTCCAGCGTCAACATGTCGCACCTGCACTTCAAGCACTTGCAAAAACATATCGCAGACAGCAGCGAGCAGGCGTAATCAGTATGACGCGCTCTGACTTATCTGGTACTGGCACTGAGGATGCACTGTCGCTTGCGCCGAGAAATATTGACTACTTTTCCAGTGGAGGTGGGACATAAGCCATGTTGAGCAGCAAAGAGATAGCAAGTATGTCGGCTGTCGTGGCTTCTAGTCTTGATGTCACGCTCACAGTGTCGCGTGATACGAGCAAAGTGCTTGATACCTATGGTCACACGACATCAGGCGGTACAACCAGCTTTACTGCTCAGGTGAATGTCTACCGACCTACAGCGCCACAGCTCGCAACGTATGCAGGCGTCATAGGGACGAAAGAGGCATTGATGCTACGGTTCATGTCTGCAACAAGCGATATCAAGGAGGGCGACACCGTGACATATCGGTCTGAAAACTGGGAAGTACAGAGCGTGAAGGCGGCAGATTCGTACACCTTTGCGAGTGATGCGCTCATGACCATTATCAGCTAACGAGGAGACACTAATGGCAATGTACGGAGTGGTGTACAATCGATTCCCCGCCATCGCTGCGGCCTTTCCAGTTCAACTACACAAGGTTGTGGTGCAAACAACGGAGATTATTCAGGAACTTGCACAGAACAACGCGCCTGTTCGTACAGGCTTTTTGCGTAGCAGCATCTACAGGGTTACAAGTGAGGGGAGCACCTACGGAGAAGCCGACTCACCTCCAACGGACGATGTGTACTTGCTACCTGAAGGTCCAGGGGTGAGCGATCCTTACACCGGATATGTTGGAGTAGGGGCAAACTACGCCGTGTACGTGAATTATGGGACTAGGTACATGGCCGCGCAGCCATTTTGGGAACCTGCTCTAGATGAGGGTAGAGCACGTTTCGAGGCTGCTCTATCTGCTATGGAGAGTTTTCTGTGAGCGAGATCGCACAAGCGTATGCCTGGCTTGATGCAACAATGCGTGCCGACACTTCTTTAATGACGAATGCGAGTGGAGGTGTTTGGCAAGGGATTGCAGACATAGGGGTTACAAACTGTCATGTCTCGTATACGCAACAATCGAGTGCTGACAAGAACACGGTAAATGCAGTGCGGTTATTTGCCAATCTCCTGATACAGATCAAGGCAGTAGGCCCATCTTCACAATATGTAACGCTTGTCACCATTGCTGATCTCATTGATACCGATTTCAAGCGTGTAGGGCCGGTGACATTAGCAAGCGGGTACGTCCTGGCATGTTTCAGGGAATCTACATTGGCGCTAGAAGAGGTGGTAAATGGCTCCCAAATCTCCCACCTTGGAGGGATTTACAGGATACAGCTTTCAGGCAGTTAAGGAGAAACATTAGCTAATGCAAGTTGAACAGCAGTTGCAACATCAGTGGTTATCTGTTTGCCACTCAAACGATATACCCTATATCCCAAATCAGTCAGGTATTTATCACGCCGCTGATCATTTGCAATGTGCCTTGGTTGATTGTGCCAATATTCTCCATCGCATTCTAGATCTAAATGGTAGTCAGGTAGATAAAAATCAAGGCGATAAGTGCCTACAAGTTTCTCTTTTTCAGAAGAGATTCCTAACCGTTCAAGTTCTCTTGCGACACGTTTCTCAAGATTTGACGGACCTGTACGATGACCTAAAGCTTCACGGGAGATATTTAGCTTCAACTTTGTTTCAGGAGGTTGCAATTGCCACCATTGATGACGAATATCAGCATGTTTCTTGCGCAATGCTGGAGTCCATCTATTCCGCTGTACATTCTGCATTTTTTCAATTGTGGAGGGTAAATAGATGCGACCTTTAAGCTTCTCTGATGCACCCTTACCACCAGCTTCAACCCATTTACGAATACGTTGCATCTTATCGTCTGGATCCAGACTATCCCACCAAGCTTTCTTGGTAATGCTCTTTTTGACATTAGGAACTCGCAGTTTTGCTTGTACATCGGGGTCATGCAATCGTTGTTCAACTTTAGTTCGGTATTCTGGATCTTGCCAAAGTTCTTGGCTACGTTGGCTCAAAACGGCTTTATGCTCATCACTGAGAGGTTTTCCAGTACGTGCAGCAGAGATTTTCGTGCGTGCTTCACTTGATACCTTGTGTCCTTTCAAGCTAGCAGATAACTTCGCACGGTATTCTGGGTCTTCTCGCCTTAAACGGAGAGCCTCAGTATGCTTTGCCCGGCGTTCTGGGTCTTGCCAGTGGGCACGCATAGATTCGCTTCTACTTTTCTTAGGTTCGTTATTCATAGGTACAATCTCCTTAGATGTTACTAATGAGAGTATACCACAAGCGGCTTCACGCAGGCTTCATTGTCTTACATAAGACGAAGCTAGCACTTATTACTTTGTCTTTTATATCTCTTCCCTAGCACCTTTCGAGAGATGCTGAGGAAGGGATGATAGGGGAAAATATACATGGCAGTTCGAGCAACAGTCAATCAACGTGTGCAAATTGGAGCGGAGGTCACAACCACTCCTGGCACGACTGTAGCAGCCAACAAATTATTACAGTGTTTTGATTGGCAGTTTGGTATTAATGCTGATGTAAAATTCTACCGACCCACTGGTCGCAAATACGACACCGTTCAGGAAGAAAACACTGAATGGGTAGACGGCACGATGACCGGGCCGATGGATTTCAACGGCATTCTCTATCCGCTTTTATCGGCTTGTGGGTCAATCACACCCCCAACGGTAGCGGATGTGTCGTCTTATACCTGGGTCATTAGCCCGCCTGTTAGCGGGACGATTGCCCCACAAACCTACTCAATCCAACAAGGTGATCCCACGACCCGTGCTCACAAATTCGCCTATGGACTCTTCACTGAGTTTGGATACACAGCAACAAGGCATGATTTCACGTGTTCAGGCAAGTTGCTTGGTCAGCCGATTACTGATGGTGCCACGCTGACGAGTAGCCCTAGTGCTATCGCTCTTTCACCTATTCCTAGTAAATTCATCAATGTGTACTTCGATAGCACCTCTGGGGGCCTTGGTGTTACCCAACTGCTCAAGCCACTCTCGATTACCTATCTGATGACAGGTATCTATGTGCCAGAATGGGTACTCAACCGCGCCAATCTCGGTTATACCACGCATGTGGATATGGCCCCGAAAACTACCATGAAACTCAAGGTTGAAGCCGATGCTCAAGGTATGTCTCCCCTTCCTTTGCTGCAATCCGGTGCGACCTACTTCCTAGAGGTTGACGCGCTTGGTGGATTAGCGGGTGCTGCAACCGTTCACTACGAGTTTAAGCATGATATGGCGGTGAAGGTCAATAAGCCTGCTTCTACCTTCCAAGATGACAATGGTGTCTATGCAATTGAGTGGGAGTTTGACATTGTAGAGGATTCGGGTTGGGGCAAATCACAAATGTTCACGGTGGCTAATACCATCGCGGGACTTTAAAGGACAAATCATCTATGCCAATGACGTTTCAGCAGATTGCTACGAATACGGCAAGTGTCACTATCTCATTTGGAGAGGGGACGATCACCGTTGTCTATTATCCCAACAAAGTAACGGACAAGATGATCGCAGAAATACAGGCAGGACTCACTAACGACAATCAGCTTTTAGAGGGCCTTATCAAATCATGGGACATCATTGACGACACGGTAGACCCTCCGGTGATGTTTCCCCTTGATCGTATGTCTGAGTTCGGGATCTTTTTCAAAGAGAAGGTAGCCCAAGAAATTATGCGAGATATGCGCCCGGAAGCAGTAGCGCCTCAGACGTAGATCCTGAAATCGTTGCGTTGGGGCGCTTTTTAGACCTGGGAGAAGAGACGGCAACGGCGTGGTGTCCGTGGTGGTATCCACTACTGATCGCCGCGAAGGAGTGCAATTGTAAACCGTGGGAACTCATTGAACAGCCTGTATTCTGGCGAGATGTCGCACTCAAGAAGATAGCCGCTGAAAACAGAGCACAAAAAGCAAGAAGTATGAGAGAAGGTTGATCTAATTGACCATTTCGGCTGTGGAACTATTAGGAATAGTAGCCGTTCGTGGCGCTGATGAGGCAGCACTCAAGCTAACAGCGGTGGGTGGTGCAGCAGATAGTGCTGGTGCGAAATTAGCGACTCTTGCCATTGGTGCGACTGTGCTTGCCGGTGCCGCTCTCGTCGGTCTTGGTGTCGAATCCGTCAAAATGGCAGGTGACTTCCAACAATCGACGAATACCCTCATCACCTCTGCTGGTCTTTCACGCGGGAGTATCGAGGCTGTCAGGGCGGGCATTCTGAAAATGTCCGTCGATACCGCGACAAGCACAGACCAACTGGTCAAGGGGATGTTCAATGTCGAGAGTGCCTTGCACCTGGGGGTTGGTGGCCTGCAAGTGTTGAAAGCGGCGGCAGAGGGGGCGAAGGCCGAAAATTCCGATCTTGCCCAAACCACCGATGTGCTGACAACCGCCATGGTAAATTATAAGATCCCGGCATCCCAGGCGGTTGGCGTGATGAACTCGCTCATAGCGACGGTGGCCGCTGGCAAGTTGCATATGGACGATTTGACCGGCTCGTTAAAGAATGTGCTTCCTGTTGCCGCTGCCTTTCATATTCACCTGTCCGATGTCGAGGGTGCGCTTTCGACGATGGCGAATGCAGGGGATCGCGGGACCATAGCAGGTACGCATCTCGCCATGATGTTCAAAATGCTCTC